AAATGTATAAAATAAATGTACACTTAAAAGGCCAAAATGGAAGATTTATTTTGCCGGACAGCTTCAAATATTGTACCGGAGAAACGCCAAATGAATTCTTTGCATGGCGTGAAGATGACGATATCGTTGTTGAGACAACGATTAGTGACGGAAAATTGCTTCAGCGAAAGATTGAGGAATGGGAGAAGAGCAATCCGGAAAAGCTGATTGTATATTCAGTTTATTATGATGATGCTGATGGAGAATCCTTTATTAAAACGTTTTGGAGTAGAGAAAAGGCAAGACATTTTATGGTCAATGATGCAATGGCTGTTCTGGCTATCTTCAGAG